CCGCTATTCCGCGCAATATCTGATCGACGACTTGAAGAACGCGGGCTGGCAGACGGACGACGTATGGCAGGGTGAAAACCTTGCGCCCGTGATCCGTGAGTTTGAAGGCGTTATCAAGGACGGCAATTTCAAGATTGCCGAAAATAACTTGTTGAAAGCGCACTTTCTCAACGTCGCATTGAAGCACAACATGGAAACACGGAAATTCCGTCCCGTGAAGATCGAACAGCGGGCGCGAATTGACGGCTTCGTTTCCGTGATCGACGCGCTGACCGTGCGGCAGAAATATTATAACGAAATCGGCGAAATGCTCAAAAATGCGGGGTGATAAACAACATGGGAGTTTTTGAAACTATCTTCCGGAAGCCGAAAGCCGACTTGAAGGCGGAAGGCTATTTCAAAATGCTAAACGGGTACACGCCCGTTTTCAGCAACGCGCCGGAAAGTATTTACGAAATGGAGCTTACGCGCGCGGCGATACATTCGTTCGCGTCCTTCGCTTCAAAGCTGAAACCGGAGATCAGCGGCACGGCGCAAAAGAACCTTGAACGGACGTTACAGTTCAAGCCTAATCCGTTCATGGATACATCGAAGTTCATTTACAGGATCGCGACGATCCTTTCGGTGAATAATACTTGCTTCATTGTTCCGATCGAAGATGAATTCGGCGGGCTGATCGGGTATTATCCCCTGCTTCCTCAACGGTGCGAAGTTGTCGAGTACAGCGGCGCGCCGTTTTTGCGTTATACGTTCGGGAGCGGGCAGAAAGCCGCGATCGAGTTTGAACGCGTCGGCGTAATGACGCAGTTTCAGTATACCGACGATTTCTTCGGCGAGAGTAACGCCGCGCTTCGCCCTACAATGCAGTTGATCCACACACAAAATCAAGGCATTATCAACGGCGTTAAAAATTCGGCTTCTATTCGCTTCTTGGCGAAGGTTGCAAATATGCTGAAGCCGGAGGACATCACGAAGGAGCGCAAGCGCTTCACGGCGGATAACCTTTCGGCGGAAAATCAATCGGGAATGGTGATCTACGACGCGAAGTTTGCTGACGTGAAGCCGATCGAAAGCAAGCCGTTCACGGTCAACGCCGCGCAGATGGCGCAGATCAACGAAAACGTGTTTAACTACTTCGGCACGAACGCGGGCATTCTGCAAAACAAATACACGGAGGACGAATGGAACGCGTATTACGAAGGCAAGATCGAGCCTTTCGCGATCCAGCTTTCGCTTGTTATGTCGAATATGACGTACACGGCGCGGGAATTGTCCTTCGGGAACGCGATCACGTTTACCGCGAACCGCTTACAATACGCAAGCAATCAAACGAAGCTGAATATCAGCACACAGTTATTTGACCGCGGCTTGCTGAACCGCAACGGCGTTATGGACGTTTGGAACATGGCGCACGTTGAGGGCGGCGAGAAATATTATATCCGCAAGGAATACGCGGAAGTTTCAGAATTAGGAAAGGAGGTTACACCAAATGCCAAAGACGAAGGATCGGGAGTACCGAACAATGATCCAGCCGCTATTGATCCCGACGGCGGCGGAGAAACGAATTGACACGGACTTCTACGTGGAGGGATACGCAACAACGTTCGACAAGCCCTATTTGCTGTATGAGTGGGACGGGAACAAATATTACGAACGGATCGACCGGAACGCCCTTGCGGGCGCGGATATGTCCGACGTAATCATGCAGTATAACCACGAAGGAAAGGTGCTTGCCCGCCTTTCCAACGGGACGCTGGGCGT